ATGAAACCTTCACTCGAAATTACAACGGAATTAAATATGACAACTAATGCACGCCTAGATAGAATTGAGGAGAAACTTGACGCTCTTACTGAGGCAATGATTGCATTGGCCCGAGCTGAAGAAAAAATTGCTGGTATTAAACAGGCGCAAGATAGTGGGTGGGAACGTATGAACCACTTCAGTAAGAAGCTTGATAGTATAGAAGATCAGGTGAGAGATAATGCTCACACTGTTGGATTAATTAATAAACTATTCTGGGTCGCCATTGTGGCTGTATCTGGAGCAATCGCAGCCCAAATGTGGATGTAAAGGAAACTAAAATGAAAACACAAGACATTAAAAATATGGGCCAAGCTCTGCAACAGGTCCAGGAATCAGCAAAAGCAGCTTTAGCAAAGAAACTTGCTAAAGCATCAGCGTCATCCGAAAAGGGTAAAGCAGCAGTAACTCTGCCTAAAGCACCTTTTGAAATTCCAAAGAAAGATGCTAACGAAGCTCTAAAAGGTGATCAGCATAAACTAGATCACGATGATGATGGTGACATTGATGCAGCTGACTTTAAGAAATTACGCTCAAAGAAAAAAGGCGAAAAGTCTGAAGTCAAACCACGTCAAGAGACTGATACAGATAAAGTTCATGAGGGTTCTTGCAACGAAGACGTTAAAGAATCCACAGAAATGAATGAAAATACTATGCATGTAGATATCGATCACATGGGTGGTCATGACCCACATGCTAAGGAACATAAGATTACTTTAGCTCCACATAATCATGGCCATTATGCTATTGGTACAAAGAAAAATCTTCAAAAGTACTTACCTAAACATTATGGTAGCCATAGTGACGCAAAATCTAATCACCCAAGTGTTTTTAAAGAATCAACTAAATGGCCAGTATACGCTCGTATCATGGAAAAGCAATCTCATACTGCAGGTGCTACAGCTCCTGAAGAGATGGATTCTAAGGATTCACCTTCTGCAAAGAAAATGAAAAAAGATCATAAGCCTGAAGTAAATGATACTGAAGCTAAAGGCCACGTCGATGCAGCAGAAGCTGGTCGTAAAGGTCCTTCAGCAAAGGCTCGCCCCAATGATAATATGAAGGGCGATAAGAATGTTGTTAATCCAGTAAAAGGAGCAGTCACAAATGGCAGCAATTAACCCGCCCAGCTGGGCGAAGAATGCAGTCCCTACACTTACCGGTTGGAGGGACCCTAGATCAAATGAATTACTAAAATCTCAAGCGATAGCACAAGAAGATATCGATTCATATATGGGTGTAACGGAAAAAAAATCTACTAGGCCGATTAAAGCTCCAAGGGAAAAAGTTGAACCGCCTGTCGCCACTCAACTTAATGAAGCGCCGCCGAACCACAAAAGCTTAGATGAAATGACCAAGATGGAACTTGAAGCTCATGGCAGAACTATGGGCGTTGAGTTGGATCGTAGAAAAGGTAAAGACCTTCTAATTGAAGAACTAAAGGAAGTTGTGGATAACTGATAAATAAGTCAAAGTACTTATTATTGGAAGCACAATGAAATTTGATAATGTAACCGAGAGCAATTTGCTTTTGTATGCGGCACAAAACTATCATAATCCTCTGGTCGCAAGCTCAGAGGATTTTTACGAAGACTTGAAAAGATTTAAATATATTAAAAGATTAGTAAATCGTTACCTAGCTACTAACGAATTATCAGAACGATTGATTCTTAATCATCTTATTGTTATTTTTAATATGTTTGGTATTGAAGCTGGATGTAAAATATTAGAGTTAAAATTAGATCAAAGACATTGGCCAGTCATTAAACCGTTTCTTATATTTCTAAGATATATTAAAAATACTGAATATACAGAATATAGTATGGATGATTTGGTGGTTGAAACGTTAAGGAAAATATAATGGGTGTTATTAAAAGAGCAGCCGATTTAGTATACACATTTAGATTTCTTAAGTTGTTAGTAACTCCTTTTGAGAAGACTGATGCATATCGTATGGGTATTATCGACGAAACAGGTAAAAAGCTTCGTAAGGCAAAAGGCGAAGAAGAAAAAAACATATACACGCCCTTTCATCGGCTTGTTTACAATATTAAAAGACTTATACCTGGTGGAAAAATTGGCTCATACGCATCGGCTCTTTATCTAATTAAAGAAGATGGCAATCTATCAGAAAAATCTATCGAAAAGATTATGGAAGAATTAGGCTTAGACTCTAAGGAGTTTATGTTAACAGAAAATAAATGGTTTGTTTGTGATGATAGAATGCTATCTCCTGGAACCTATAGATTGCAAAATAATAAAATGCTAAGTTCTTCTTTCGAAGACGTAGTAAAGGCAAAAGATAAAGTCAGAGTACAAGAGAATGCATATCCTATAGATGATGTATATGGCATAGATATTTACGAAGCCATTCATGTGAATACAAATCAAACAATACATATATCGTCAATGGAGCTTATCAAATGAATGAAGCAGGACTATGGGCAAACATATGGGCCAAACGCAGGGCTGGTAAAAAGATGCGTAAAAAAGGAGAAAAGGGTGCACCTACTTCTGACGCTATTAGAAAGGCTCAAGAAAACATTGGAACAACGACCGGATCTGTTGTAGGAGCCGGAGATAATCCATCAGGAACCGTTGTTATAGATAAACGTAGAAGAAAAGACAGAGATCCTAAGGTTCTAAAGCGTTTTAGAAAATATTTAGACAATGATTAGAATTTATCTCTTTTGCTTTTTAGTAGCTACGTTTGGTGGAATTGGCTATACCGCATATTGGTATTACCAAAACTCAGAAGCTGAGAAAGCACAGTTAAGAGAAAATAATGTTTTACTAAAAGGTGCAACTGAAACCTTAGAAAAAACAGTAAGCGAATTGCAAGATGAAGCTGGCGAGAACGCTCTAATGATAGTCGAGTTGCAACAAGCATTACAGAAGTCAGAGGCCGGACTTGACAGGCTTAGAAAAAGATTTAGTCAAATTGATATAACAAGAGAAGCTCTCGAAGATCCGGCGGATCTAGAGCGGAGGATTAATCGTGGCGTGGACAGACTCATACAAAATATTTTATCTGATACCTCTCCTTCTACTACTAGCGAGTTGCGCGAAGACACCGGAACAGATAGTAGTAACTGAGACAGAATTTGTTTATCCAAATATTCCGACACAGGCACCACCGAAACCGGTTGATATGCCTGACGTTCAATGGTTTGTCGTGAATGAAGATAACTTAGAAGAAGCTATTGAACGAATTAAAGAAGCCGGTGGTGTTGCCGCCTTCATGGCTATTACGCCAAAGGGCTATGAAAACCTGTCATTAGGCATAGCTGATTTACGCAGATACATACTTCAACAAAAAGAAATTATCGCGTATTACGAAACACAAATTCAAGAAAATACAAATAAAAATAAATAAATATTTTTACCATATATTGTTATTTTAATAGTTAAAATAGCATATATTGCTATGTACAAGATCGTGGTTCTGATATATAATACCACATACGAGATAATCATTTACATAAAGGAAATTGCAATGGCAACAGCTTCTGTTGACACACGTAAACTTTTGTCTGAAACGAAGTTTTACGATAGTTACTCACGCTTTAACGACGAAAACGAAAGGTACGAAACATGGGAGGAAGCTGTAGATCGTGTGATCGAAATGCACGCAAATCAATACAAAGAAAATGATAACGGGTTAAAGCCTTATTTAGAAGAAGCTAGACATGCCTATAAAGAACAAAGAGTATTAGGCGCTCAACGTGCCCTGCAGTTTGGTGGAGATCAATTGCTTAAGCATCAAATGAGAATGTACAACTGTACTTCTTCATACGCAGACCGTGCAGCATTTTTTGGTGAAATCTTTTATATTTTATTGTGTGGCGCTGGTGCAGGATTTTCGGTACAAGAGCACCATATCGCTAAACTTCCAAATGTTACGGCACGAAGTAAGCCAGCAAAAACTCACGTAGTTACAGACGACATAGAAGGATGGGCAACTGCTGTTGATATTCTTATGTCATCATATTTTATAGACGGTGGTAAATATCCAGATTATGCTGGCCGCCGTGTCTATTTTGATTTGTCAAACATTCGTCCTAAGGGATCTAAAATCTCTGGTGGATTTAAAGCGCCTGGTCCAGATGGCCTACGTCGTGCTCTTGATAAAATTGAACATCTATTACAAGATATCGTAATTGATGCAAAGCAATCTATTCCCTTACGGCCGATTAATGTGTATGATATTTGTATGCATACAGCTGATGCCGTTTTATCAGGCGGTGTTCGCCGTTCAGCTACTATCTGTTTGTTCTCACCCGACGATGAAGAAATGATGTCAGCTAAAACAGGCAATTGGTTTGTTGAAAATCCACAACGTGGTCGATCAAATAACTCTGCCGTTATTGTTCGAGATACAACTACGCCTGAACAGTTTGGCAATATAATGACGAATGTAAAAGAGTTTGGTGAACCAGGCTTTGTATTTGTAGAGTCAACAGAACATACAACTAATCCATGTGTCGAGATCGGAATGTTTCCACAGCTTGACGGTAAGTCTGGTTGGCAGGGATGCAATCTTACAGAAATTAATGGTGGTAAATGCGTAACTAAAGAAGATTTCTTTCTTGCATGCCGCGCTGGTGCGATCCTAGGCACACTCCAGGCAGGATATACTGACTTTAAATTCTTACCAGATACGACTAAAGATATTTTTGATCGTGAAGCTTTACTTGGCGTGTCAATTACAGGATGGATGAATAATCCTGATATTCTGTTTAATCCAGAAATACTTGAGGAAGGGGCAGCCATTGTCAAACAAGTCAACAGAGAAGTTGCAGGAGTTATTGGAATCAACACAGCGGCTAGAACAACTTGTGTCAAACCAAGCGGCAATGCTTCGGTTTTATTGCAAACTGCTAGCGGTATTCACGCTGAGCATTCTAGCATGTACATACGTAATGTTCAAATGAATAAAGAGTCTGAGGTTACTCAGGCAATACAAAATCGAAATCCACATATGGTTGAAGAATCAGTTTGGTCTTCAGGCGGAACAGACGTAGTTGTGTCATTTCCAATTCTTCCAAAAGAAGGATCTATGCTCAAAGACGATTTGATCGGCGTACGCCATTTAGAAAAGGTAAAGCTAGCTCAAGAGCATTGGGTAAATGCCGGCACAAACGAAGAGTTATGTGCAGACAAAGGTATCCGTCATAACGTATCAAATACTATCATCGTAGAGGACTGGGATGAGGTAGAGCATTACGTATATAAAAACCGCCATAGCTTTGCTGGTATTTCTTTCTTATCTTCTATGGGTGATAAAGATTTTAATCAGGCTCCAAACACCGGCGTTATCGATGCTGAAACTATGGTAACTAAATACGGAGCTGCTGCAATCTTCTCTAGCGGTCTTGTGGTTGAAGCTCTTAATACGTTTGATAATCTATGGTCAGCTTGTTCAACCGCTCAAGGCATGGGAGATGATCTTTCTGTTGAGTCATCACAAAATGCATTAAAGAAAGATTGGATTCGTAGATTTAATAATTTTGCAAATAACTATTTGAACGGAGATATTAAACAAACAGAATATTGTTTAAAGGATTCGTATCTACTTCATAAGTGGAATAAGATCAATGCTAACTTTAAAGATATGAGCTGGGAACACGATCTGACCGAGAAGAAGTATACTGACGTTGATACGTTAGGTGCTGCGGCTTGTGCAGGCGGAGCATGTGAGATTGATTTCTAATGACAATTGAAAAAAGTTTTATAGTCGAATGCAATTATTGTGATGTTGAAGCAGAAATATATGCTGAAACACACATGTCTGTTGAGTATTGTCCATTTTGTGGCGAAGAGAATAATGCTATAGAATTAGACTCAGACGAATATTAAGATATATAGACCTATGTGGGTTTATGAAAATAAAGATTTTGATCAAACCCCTGATGAATTTCAGGGGTTTGTTTATATGGTAACCGAGTTAGATACCGGTAAAAAATACATTGGCAAGAAGTTTTTCTGGAAGCCAAAAGTATTACCTGTGACTAAGACACGCAAACGTAGAGTCCGCACAAGAGTAGAATCTGATTGGCGTACATATTACGGTTCAAGTAAAGAAGTACAAGCGTTAGTCGAGTCTAAGGGAAAAGATAATTACAAAAGAGAAATACTAAAACTTTGTAGGACAAAGGGCGAATGCTCTTACTACGAAGCAAAACTCCAATTCAAATACGATGTATTGTTATCTGATGAATATTATAATGAATTCATTGGTTGTAAAATACATTCTAAACACGTACGCATATAAATAAATTTAGTGAGGATGATATGGTCAGACCAGTATATGAAGTGATTAGGCGCACCAAGAATAAGCGCAATAAAAAAGATAAAGCCAATGAACTTAAACAAAACGAGTCTTGGGCTTTAAAAGATATTTTACGTGGATCGTATGACTCTACCGTAAAATTTAGCTTTCCTGAAGGCGATCCGCCTTTCACCCCAAATCAAGAACACAATGCTCCATCAAACCTTTTAAAGGAACACAAGAGATTTATCTACTTTGTTGCTGGAGGTCCTGGTGATGACATGCCGCCGTATAAAAGAGAAAGAATTCTTTTTGAAATCTTAGAAGGCGTGCACCCAGAAGATGCCAAGCTTGTTGTAAATATGATTAATAAAAAAACATTAGAGGGCATTTCGAGGCCGGTAATTGAGGAAGCATTTCCTGGATTACTGCAAGATTAGATTATGATTATGTGACTTTCTTTTACTTTAAAGGAGACATTTATACATGTCAGAAATTCAACTGAACCGTCTTAGAAAAGATTCGATTGAACTAAAAGAATATGCTCAGAAACTTGAGCGCAAAGGTAAGATCTCACTAATGCAAAAAATTCTTCTCAAACGAAAATATCTAGACAATCGTATAAAAGAAGCTTCATAGTAAAAATAGGAGTGTACTTCCCCCATATAGTGTGGTATAATAAAGTATCAATACTTAATGGGGGATAGTATACTGTGAATATATTCGTCTTAGACAAAAATCCAATAGTTGCTGCTCAATTACAATGTGATAAGCACGTCGTAAAAATGATCGTCGAGTCAGCTCAGATGCTTTCAACGGCTCATCGTATGTTAGATGGCCAAGAATACAAAGCTCCATCTAAATCAGGTAAACGCATGGTTAAAAAGTGGAAACTTAAAAACCATGATGACGTTATTTATAGCGCTGTACATATGGGTCATCCTTGTACTGTATGGACTATGGAATCAAATGCTAATTACGAATGGCATTACAAACATTTTATTGCTCTATGTGACGAATACACGTTTCGTTATGGTAAGACTCATGGCACAGATATTAAGCTTAGAGAGATTCTTAAAAAAGTTCCTTCTCATATACCCTGGACAAATCTATACACGCCGTTTAAACTTGCAATGCAGCACGAACCTCAGTGTATGCATGAAAATGATCCAGTAAGATCTTATCAAGAATACTATCAAACTAAACAGGATCGTTTTAAAATGATATGGACTAAGCGTGACGTCCCGGAGTGGTTTAATGTTTGCGCAGCTTGAATACAAAATACTGGAAGAACTTAAGTTTGGAGACCCAGACAAACCAGGTACATGGCTAAGACTTGAGGAAAGCGAAAGAGGAACTAAAGTCATTAGACATTGGTCATCTTTATCTAAACAATGGAATGTCATGTATAGATACAGTGTAGAAGAAAATTGGGAAAAGTGGAAGAGATTATCATGCCGATCTATACAGTCAGAAGAGATAGCGAAGAAGCCGAAAGGTCGTGGGAAGTCTCGTGCTCGTGGAAAGAACTCCAAGACATGCTAGAAGAATATAAGCTAGTTCAAGTTTTATCTGCTCCTAGAATTGTTGAATCTACAGGTGGAGTTTTGTCTAAAACGCCAGATAGTTGGAAAGAACATCTAGGTCGTGTCAAGAAAGGTGCTGGCCGAGGAAATACCGTAAAAACATGAAAAGAAATAAACAACCAAATAATTCTATGACGGTACGTCTAGACGATCTATTAGAATATGATCCGTTAACCGAAACACAAAAGGTTGCGTTTGACTCTTGGGATGACGATAATAATATGGTATTGGCAGGATCTGCCGGAACTGGTAAAACATTTGTAGGAATGTACCTTGGTTTAGAAGCAGTTTTAGATCCCAATAGTCTACAAGATAGATTGATTATCATACGATCCATGGTTCCAACGAGAGATATGGGATACTTGCCTGGCACTAAGGCAGAAAAAGAAGAAGCATACATTGCTCCATATAAAGCTATTGCCTGTGATTTATTTGGAGATAAGGGATCTTGGAGTAAAGCGATATCTTCAGGTAAGATTCAATTTGAATCTACTTCCTTTATCAGAGGTGTAACTGTAGATAACGCTGTGATATTAGTAGACGAGATGCAGAATCTAAACTTCCATGAGCTAGACTCTGTTATAACGCGTGTTGGTCGAGATTCACGAATTATATTTAGTGGTGATCATCTGCAAACTGATTTTAAATATGAAGATGATAAAACTGGAATATATAAATTCCTAACCATTGTAGAACAACTAAAGAACTTTGATATAATCAATTTTGGATGGCAGGATATCGTGCGATCTGATTTTGTAAGAGACTATATAATGACAAAAGAAATGCTTAACCTATAGGAGGATTATATGGCATTTAATCTATCAAACCGATCAAAAGGTAAACTCGAAGGAGTTCATCCTGATATGGTAGCCGTAGTCGAACGTGCAATTGAATTAACTAAAGTCGATTTCGGTGTTACGTACGGAGTACGTACTGTAGAAGAACAAGAGAGGCTGGTTGCTGCCGGCAGATCTCAAACAATGAAATCAAAACATCTTGTACAAGATACTGGTTTTTCGCATGCTGTCGATGTTGTAGCATATGATGGATCTGATGTTGTATGGGAACTAAATGTCTATGATGATATTTGTGATGCATTTAAAGAAGCAGCTATTGAAAAAGGTGTAGCGATTAAATGGGGAGCAGCATGGTCTGAGGGTGACATTCGTACGTACGAAGGAACAGCCGAAGATGCAATGAATAACTATATTGATCTACGTCGATCCCAAGGACGTCGGCCATTTATTGATGGACCTCATTTTGAATTAATGTAAATTAACTGTGTACAAACCCAGTTATATGTGTTAGAATGTTATTATGAATTATATACATGAAAAAATCGACTTAGGCTATGAAACTCTCACACGAGAAGATGGCAAGCAGCGCAGATATGTCACTCCTAACGGCGTGGCATATCCTAGCGTTACAACTGTAACCTCTATTCTGAACGAAGACAAGATCGCTGCATGGCGAGCTCGTGTTGGTGAAGAAGAAGCTAACAAGATCGGTAGTAAAGCTGCTACTCGTGGTACCGCGGTACACAATCTTGTAGAGAAATATCTACAAAACGATCCAGACTATGGCAAAGGTGTAATGCCGCATGTCATGCAAAGTCTAACTAACATGAAACCAATTCTTGAAAAACGTATGAATGTAATCTACGATCAAGAAGTTCCACTATATAGCGATCATCTTAAACTAGCCGGTACATGTGACTGTGCTTGTAAGTTTGATGGTGTAAATAGCATCGTCGATTTTAAGACTTCTCGCTTTCCTAAAAAGAAATCCATGCTTGACCATTATTTTATTCAAGCATGTGCATACTCAATTATGTGGGAAGAACGCACAGGCATGTCAATGCCTAATCTCGTTATTCTTATGGATGTTGATAATGGTAGAGCTCTGACATACAAAGAGCATCGTGATAACTGGACAGAGAAGTTGCACGAAACGATAGAATTGTTTTATCGAAGACAGAAACAAATGGTACTGTCTTAAATTATTTTTCCAAAAACCGCAATTAACTGTGTACATCTCCTTAGAAGTATGGTATAAGTGTACCATGATAAGGAGAATACAAATGTTTAGAATTTCAAATTTTTACCAAGAAGCTGACATGACCTGGGAACGGGCTAAAACCCTGATCGAAAATATGGGTAATGGAGACCTCTTGGCTGGAATGGAAACTATGGATGCTGCATGGGAAGAACACTGCAAAGACGAACACGCCTATGATGACGATTTTGCAGATAACTATGCCGCCGAAATGAATGCTTTCAATATTGTGTTCAAAACATTTAAACCACTGTTCGCATGAAAGGAAAATATATGAACAATCTAAATAATCTAAATAAAGTAATCTTAACTGACTGCGATGGTGTTCTCATGAATTGGGAATATGCCATGAACGTCTGGATGCAATCTCAAGGATATAAAATCGTTGAAGATGGTCAAGAACATTATGATATGGGAGATCGGTATAATCTCGATCCAGAACTTAAACATCGGCTAGTTCGTCAATTTAACGAATCTGCTGCTATGGGTTTCTTGCCACCTCTTCGCGATGCTATGTATTATGTGGATCTATTACATCGTAAACATGGTTACACTTTCCATATGATTACGTCTCTCTCAAAAGACGAGCACGCTCAAAAGCTTCGTATTCAAAATACTAAAAAGCTTTTTGGCGAAACTGCCTTTACGCAATTTATCTTTGAAGATACTGGTGCCGACAAAGACGATGTGCTTGAACCATATCGTGACACTGGTCTTATTTGGATTGAAGACAAACTTGAAAATGCCCTCCTTGGCAATGATCTTGGTCTTGAGTCTATTGTCGTTGAACATGCACATAATATGCATAACACTACATTCCCAACTTTTGCTAAATGGAAAGACATTTATGAGTATATCACTGGCGAGTCTGCTTAATCTACGCTCTGAGTATGAAGAAATCGTACGTCGGTATCGTATCCCCGATGAGCACAAGAATAGTTGTATAGATAACCTTGTATGGTTTAAGGCCAACGGCAAGGGATCTAACCGATTAAGGTCTCGATATGAACGTGCTATTGAAATCGCAGATATTATTTTAGAAGAATATAGATATGAAAAAAAGAGTCATATACCAGGTCTATGTGGGAAAGCGATCAAATCTATATGATCACTGCATAGAATCTGTTAAAGATTATTGCAAACAACATAACATAGAACATGTTGTACAAAAGCAACCAATCCTAAGAATTAAGCCCGATGTCTTTTCTACAAATCGTAGTAAAGAATCATATGAAAAACATGGCGGATTCCTTCCAATATTTGAGAAGGAAAACGCCTTTAATTATTTAAAGACCAACGATCAAGTTGCAATCATTGACGCTGATATTTGGATTAGACCAGGTTCTTCAAACATATTTGACAAGGTACCGGAAGAGTATGATTTTGCCGGAGTCCTTGAACGAGACATGCCTATCACTCCACAATATCTTCGTAAGATAGCAAACTATTCTCGTATGCAATATGGCATGCCAAACATTAATCATTTATTTGATTGGAAGCATAAGAGTGGAGCAGGTGCTGACTTCTACAACATGGGAATGATGGTGCTTAATCCTGGATTTAAGAAATACATCAAAGGCCAAACTCCTATGCAATTTCTCATGCGGCCAGGATTTAAGCCTTTCATAGATGGAATGGGTAATTGGAAATGGTCGACCGATCAAACGCTTCTCAATGTCTTTGTAAAAGAAAGCGGAATGAACGTAAAGAACCTAACATACCACTGGAATGGTTTGTTTACTGGAATTGAAATGGATAGAGTTCCAGAATGTAATTTTGTGCACTTCTTCTTGAAGGATAAACTTCCTGCACGTGGAGAAAATGTAAAGGAACTTATGTCATATGTTGGTTAATAAGAAAATATTTGTGCACATACCTAAGAATGCAGGTATGACTATTAGGCATAGTGCGTTTCTAAAAGATAAGATCTTAGTCAATAATCAGAACACACATAAGAGCCGAGAGTATACACAAGAACTTCTAGATACAATGGCAATGACTGGTGATCATCACGGTATTGAACACGCTCGTTGGAAAGATCTTAAGTCTGACTACACTGATCACTTTGGTGCCTTTGCCGTTATCCGTAACCCGTGGGATCGTGTAGTATCTCGCTATTTCTTTGCCAAAAAGGTTATTGAGGTAGAGAGAAAGGTAGATGCAAGCTATGCAGATGTTTCGTCGTTTGAAGCGTTTTTGGAAGAACGTCATAAATGGGGTAACCAACCGTTTATGTGGCACCGCGCGATTCGAGGATGGTATCCTGCTCTTGATCATGTTAGCGATAACGCTGGGAATGTTAGGTGTGATATAATTAGATTTGAACAATTAAATGCTGATTTAATTAAATACTTTAACATACCGCAGATGTCTCGTGCACGGAACGTTACGGCCTTGAACGAAGGATCCTATCGTGATATGTACAATGCTGAGACAGCTAAAATTGTAGGTGACTGGTACAAAGATGACATTGATTATTTTGGTTATGATTTTGATTCTGGCCCAACTAGAAATTATTGGAGATTAGATAATGAGTGAACTAGGAGATTTATTCAATAAGTACGGATGCGATAAAACAAAAAAGCATATGTACGATCGGATCTATGGCCCAGCTTTAGAAAAGTTTAAAGATCAGGAAATTAATATTCTTGAAGTTGGCGTGTTTAACGGTCATAGTACAGAAGCCTTTCACGAATTTTTGCCTAAAGCAAATCTATACGGATTAGATATTTTTGTACGAACTAAGGCTACAGACTTGCCGTGTTACAAGAAAGATCGTACTGATTATATCAAAGGAAGTTCTATAGAGCCATCAGTTACAAGCCAGATAATTAAAAAGTTTGGTAATATTAAGTTTGATATTATTATCGATGATGGTCTGCATACACCTCAAGCAAACAAAATGACATTTAGATATCTGTCTCCGTTCCTTAAAGAGGATGGAGTATTTTTTATTGAAGATGTGTTTCCTTTAGAACTTATGTCACTCGAAGATCTTAAACATCCATGGCTAATGCGTCATCCTGATCGATACAACGCGTTAGACAATAATATGTTTCTTGCTGAGATTGAAAAGTCAGGACTAAAAATTAAGAGACATGATAATCGTAAATTGACAGGAGAACCTGATAGCTATATAATCGAGCTAAGAAAATGAAAGCCTTTGTAATAACACTAGACGGTAATATTACATCGGAAGCTGGCTCGATTGAATGCATTAGATCGTCTCACGCTGTTGGCAACGATTTTGTAGTGACGCCATATCGTGCCATACAATCAAAAGATGCTATGGCGGCTTTAAATAAAGAAGGAATTAAGTGGACATATCCTTGGTCTCAGCCAAAATTAGACTTTGCGTCTGGATTAAAATTATCGCCATATAACACACGAGATAAAGGTAAACGTGTCGGATGTTTTATGAGCCATTATAATTTATGGAAAATGGCAGCAGATAGTACCGATCCAATTCTAGTATTAGAACACGATGCACTGTTTACAAAGCAATTAGAATATGATACAATATTAGATAACAACTATGGAGTTATTGGTATTAATGATCCACGTGGAGCAACTCGTAAGTCTGCAGTTTATCATACAATGATAGGAGAAAGCCGTTGGCCAGTACAGCCAGTTCCTCGTATAGATGATGTAATGATACCACAAGGACTAGCCGGAAACTCAGCATATATAATTAAACCATGGGCTGCTAAGCATGTGATAAACAAAGTAAAAGAGATTGGCGCATGGCCTAATGATGCTTTACTTTGTTATCAGATATTTGGTATTGCCTTTCTAGGCGTTACTAAGAACTATTATACAAGGGTTCAGGGGCTTCCCTCTACAACTACATTATGAAAAATTACGTAATTACAATTATGGATAATGAGAAGTCCATCTTAGTTGCTAATAGATGTATTAAATCTGGATATGCCACAGGCGGTTTAGAGATAGAACATTGGAAAGCCACTACGCCTGCAGACGATCTTGATGATTTTATTAAGTCTGAAAATATTAATATATCCGCAATGAACGAAGTTTATTCTCGCACGCCAAATTGCGTGGCTGCGTTCATATCTCATTATAAGCTATGGAAGTTATGCGCCGAAGGTAAAGAAGAAATTACAATCTTTGAGCATGATGCTGTTTGCGTAAATAATATTCCAACAAACATAAATTATCATGGAGTTATATCTTTAGGTAAACCATCTTACGGTAAGTACAATACCCCTTTGGGATTTGGAGTTAATAAGCTTACCTCAAAACGATATTTTCCTGGAGCCCATGCATATAGAATTAAACCAAATGCTGCAAAGATGTTAGTTCAGCAGGCTAGGTTTGAGGCTAAGCCTACTGATGTATTTTTAAACCTAGAGAGTTTTGCATTCTTACAAGAACTTTATCCTTGGCCAGTTGAAGCAAAAGATAGCTTTACGACCATTCAAAGCGAACGCGGTTGCTTAGCTAAACATAATTTTAACAA